GGTCATCATGTCCCGCTTGAAGACGCTATCTACCCCTGTGCTGCCTGAATAGGCAACGGCAATCTTTGTCTTGCATGATTGCTCCCTGAGAGCTTCTGCCAGGGCGTAATATTGCTTGGCCAGATCGCTGTAATCTATTTTATCTCCAGCCGTCTGCTTTGTTACCTTCTTGCTGAATCGTCCCGCAATGGTCTCAGCACAATTGGCAGCGGCCTTGAGAACGGAGTTTCCCGCCTGGGCCAGCTCGTACTCTATCTCCTCGTCTGAAAGGAGCCATTCGTCCAGGTCCTCCAGATCTATGTCCTGGATCTTGTAGCGTATTGCGTCCAGAGCCGAATCTGAAGGATCCCCAGAATAGCTGTATCCCATGCCCTTACCCTACCTTACTACTTGAGCCGTAACGGAAAACTCGAAATTCGCATCAGCAGGTACATCCCCGGATTGCGCTATGGTCCATTTCGCCCTTATAGTAGGACAGACCGGGCCCTGATTAACTCCTACTCCGAGGGTTGCATCCTTGGCCTCGCCCAGGGCTGTGGTGGGCGCGACCTCGCAGTTCACCCTGGCGACATGCAACTTATGTCCACCGTTACCCAAAACCTGCGTAAAATGGACAAAATCATTCCAGGTTACTCCATCTGGCAGAAGCTCCTGGATATAGACATCCAGCGTATCCCCGGCCTCATGGGCCTCTGCGGTGGTCTTGAGGAAAAATATGAGGCCTTTGGCCCCGTTCCTGATTGAAACAGCCGCGCCTACGTCGCTTGCTGTCCTGGCCGCAGACCCCAAAATGGTGAGCAGATTAGAGCTCATGTCAGATCGTTCCAGAATACTACAAGCTGATTGCTCGTCTCATTCGTGCCGGCTGCCTTCGTCAATTTTCCGCTCGCTATCACGTATTCAGAGGTTCGGTCTGCGACTGACGCAATGGCCGCTGCAGTAGTGAACGACAGTACAGCTACAAGCTCATCGCCCACAGCCATGCCGGAAACTGTGACATCCGTAGCTGATGCGGTTCCATTTGCAAGCGTGACTCTATTGAATCCGCCTGCCAGCTTGGTCTTGGTTACGGCATCGCTCTGCAGCCCAGAAGATCCCAGGGAGGAGATGATTCTCTTGCCCGGGTAGAACCGGATCTTGCCAACCGTCGCACTCTTGACTGTGACTACACCGACTTCCTGTACTATCTGGTCTGCACCTGTTGGGGCCGAAACTGTCCATCCTCCCGCCGTGGAGCTAAGATATACAGGATCGCCGACAGCCGCAGCCGCGTTGGTGTTCAGTCCTGAGACGATGCTCTCCATAGCTGCCTTTCCGCTATTGGCATTCTCTATTGTTTCAAGAATGACCAGGCAGGCCGATTTGGTGGCATAATCCGCATCTGCTTTTGTTACCTTGAATTGCTCCAGGGTGGCATCATAGCCGCTGATATATACCAGATCTCCGGCTATAAGCTGGCCGCCTGTAGCATTGTAAACCTTCAGGACATTCTGCTCTATCCCATTGATAGAAAGGAAATCTTTGACCTTCAAAGAGCTGAAGGCTATCATTCCGCGGAAGCGCTCAAGTACCATCTGCCACTCCCTCCCCGGCCACCGGCATTATCTTCGGGCCCTCATCCGCATAGATCGGGATGAGATAACCCGTTTTTACGAGCGCATTGAAGTTCTTCCAGGGCTGCTCCCCGATGATTGAACCTCTCGGCTGCATTTTTCCGCCTGCCCGGAAGCTTCTGCCCACCTTGAATCTCCTTCCTGTGGGCACAAAGGGCTTGGGGGCTTTTTGAGCCTCCTTGGCCCCTGTGGCTTCCTGTGCTCCCGCAACCTCCGAGGGCTTGGAGGGCTCGGAAGGCCCCGCACCCTTGGGATCCTCCTGAGCCGCCTGATCTCTCTTACCCATCTTAGACACCGCCTAAGCTACGGCCCCAGAGAAGAAGGTTCCAGCTCCGGCATCTACGACCTTCTGAGTGTAGCACATGATACCCTGGGCCTTGTCCACCATCTTCTCCTCGTCTGTTATGCGCCTCACTGCCACATCGTAGCCGCCTCCGATGTTCCGGCCAATGCCCTTGTAGGCCATCGTATAGCCGGCGCTCATGCTCTTGAGCTTGGGCTGAGGATTGACATAGCCAATCCAGGCATTTTTGCCGAAGATCTCGCCCAGGGTGATGGTGGGATCTCCTTCATCGCTTGTGACCTGCACAGCACCGCCCACGAAGATCTGATCCAGGCCCAGGACGGCTGCTATCATGTCGTTAGTGACAATGCCCTTCTCGGTGAACTTGTACCTCTCCAGCATCAGGGGATGATCCACCAGGACGTCCATCACCTCATCAGAGAATATGCCGGTGTTTGGCTTGAAGCCGCATCTGGCTTTGATGATCCGCTTGCGATATTTGATGTTCGCAATGGGATCCGAGTTGTCGTAGTCGCTCCACTGGATGAACTGGTTTGTCGATGGCTGAGCTGCTACGCCTGTCTGGTCGCCTGTCCATACTCCTGTCTTGAAGAACTGGTCCACGAACTCCAGCTCCCTGTTGAGCAGAAGGCCCTCAGTTACGAACTCCGAAGAGGACTGCTCGATCTGCAAAGAGCTGTCGCCCTCATCGATCAGATCCCAGCGCATGCTATCCGAGAGGGCCCGGTACTCGCAATTGTAGGTTGGTGTGTGGTTCACATCGAACTGGCCGGTTGGCAGCGGCTCTCCGGGAGTCCATTTCTTGCCCCTGTTGCGGAGGAAGGAATCCTTCGCCCAGGACCAGTATGTGCCCTGTCTGCGGTTCACGTAAATTACCGGGAATGCCTTGTCTGCAATGTAAGGCATCTGGTTTTTGTAGGCCTGCGAAAAATTGGTAAGGGCCAGGTCGTACTTGATATCATGCAGATCTATGCCCTTGCGGATCTGCTGGATCTTTTGCATATCTTTTATCGGCATATTTCCATCACCTTACACGTTCAACTGGTGCTTGACCAGGCAATCAACGGTCACGGTTGCGATCTTGTCCTTGAGCCCTGCAGCAGCCGGCACAAGAACGTAGCCGCCAATGATGTCCTTATTGTCCACCTTGGCAATTCCGCGTCCCTCGCCGTCTGTTCCCCAGCTTGCTCCAACCGCCAGGCCGGCAATATTGGACTTGAGCTTGGAGACTCCGAAGACCCTCACCAATGCTCTCTCTCCGGCCAGCGGCTTGTTCTGCAGGATACCTTTGATAACGTCGCCCGCACCATCGCAGACATCCACCTGATCCTCTGCGCTCAGCTCGACGATGCAATATTGCAGAAGTGAGAGATCATTCTCGGCCTTGAAGCCCAGATCCAGGTTTCCAAAGCTCGTCTCGAATTGCGATCCGGTCATGGTTTACTGCCTCCTTTTCTCTGCTACGTATTCCTCGTAAAGCTCCTCGTTGTCCTGGCAGGCCTTGGTGAACGCCTCTGCAGGGCCCTTGGAAATGCCCTTCTCGACATAGAGCTTGGCAATCGAAGACAGCTTCTCCTCGGCAGATCCCGGAGCCGGCCCGCCGCCCGTCTTGCCAACCTCCTCGAAGATCTTACCCTCTGATATCTGGCGATCCATGGACATCAGAATTGGCAAGAGCTTGCCATAGGCATCAGGGGCTTTGAGGCTCAGCTCCTTGAGCATCGGGCCTGTTTCCTCTGGCTTTCCGAGAGAGGGAATGCCCTTGGCCGTCTCAAGAAACTCCTTGTCGAGTCTTTTGTTCTCGGATTTTTCCAGGGCTTCCTTGTTGGCCCTGTTCTCGGCCTTTGTCTGCTCCAGCTCCTTTCTGAGGGCTTCCTTCTCTTCCTTCTCTCCCGCCAAAGCTTTTGCAATGGCATCTTCCATCTCGGCCTTCGATACACCCTGGCCCACCACAGGCCCAGGGGATCCAGAGCCCTGTCCGGGCTCATCAGGTGTTTTTTCCATAATCTTTTCTCCAATTCCATCAATTGATTTGAATAAACAGAATTTTTTATTGTTCGCACCCATCGTTACAAGGGAAATTTCCTGGACCTCGATGTTGCTAAGCCGGTTCGGAATCTGCCCACCCCCCGATGCTGTAGCTGTTTAGCTCTCCGGCAACAATCGCATCCCAGAGATCTACATTGAAAATCTTGGTAACAAGAACCCATGAGCCGGCCTTGACCGTCTGGCCACCGATCTGGAGGTCCTGAGGCGCTATGTAATTCTGCACAGGACGCGCATCAGCCGGGCCCCTATGCTGCTCGTTGATCTGCTGATATTCGATCATCCAGCGGTGGCAGGCCTTTTCAACCTCATCAGCCGAGTAGATGTCACCCTGGAGGTCCTGAACCTCAGGCTCCAGGACTACGCCATAGACCAGATGCTTGACCTCATCGGCTTTGAAAATCTTAACAGATTTTTGGGTCGCACCCCTTGTTTTCGCCATCAGCAATACCTCTCCACCAACTCCCCCAGTTCCTTAAGAAGCTCCCAATCGTCCACGTAATCCCTGGCAGTAAGTTCCGGGATCTGGACCCCCGAATCATCGTCCATAAAAACCAGCTACCAAAAAATATTTTGAAGCTCTCTTTCGCAATCCTTCGCAGCATCTACAGTTTGATACTATGATACCATTGCCGATGAGTAATGTACTTATGCTTTGGGCATCATAGACATACCCATGAAAAGACTCAACATCGATATGGATGATTGCACTCGCCGATATCAATCCGGGGAAACCATCCGGTCTATTGCTAAGCATTTCGGCTGCGACCCTTCGGTCATCTCCGACCGGCTTCATTATGCTAGAATCCGAGAACACACCACAAATCCCCGGAGCATTCTCGATGATGCAGAGGTCGTTCGCCTCTATAATACCGGCATGTCCGTGAAGGCACTCGCTGACCACTTCGGGTATACACGAAGTGTCATCACAAAACGCCTTTTTCTCAATGGAATCACTCCGAGAAATCGCAGCGACGCCATGTTCTTGCGCATGTCCCAAACGTCTGAAGAAGAACGGGCTAGACTCGCGTCTTCCGCCCATGATGCCGTCCGCAATGTCCCGGTACCATTCGAGCGAAAGTGTCAGATTGCGCTCACCAAGGAACGAACATGCTGTCATGCCGCACCGGTTGAGTATATCTGCCTTGACTGGCTCCAGGAACGAGGGCTCGACTGTACTCACCAAAAGGCATGCGGACCTTATAACATCGACATTGCCATCAATGAACCTCCCATCGCCGTGGAAATTTTCGGGGGTGCTTGGCACTCGTTCGGTCACCATGCTGTCGTCTACAGAGAGCGCATTGAATATCTCCTCGATAGTGGGTATATACCGGTCATTATTTGGGTTACTGGTCGTTATCCTCTCGAGATCGGGGCAATTGAGTACATCATCGCCCTCGCGGAGAAGATGCGCCGCGGCGAACCCGTTCGGCGTAAGGAACAAATGATTACCGGTCGTGGTAATTTTAGTGCCAGAGGCCAATTCGATTGTAAATAACGTGCCTTTGTAAGGAGACCGAGTAACTGCCACCAGACCGCCCAGCGCTATAACCTTGGTGTCTGGTGCCAAACACTGTGTATGAATCCTGGCCGTTGTCCGGCCCGTTGAAGCATAAACACCGTCTGGAAGTACGCGCGTCTCTTTTGCGTAGATTCTGCAGGTATCGCAGAGCCTATCATCCGGCGTTATGATCCTGTAGCCTTCCCAAACAGCCGGATCCAGAACACCCCGGAAAACCGCCTGTCTGGTATTTTCGTAGGCCCCCCAGCCCATTGCCTCCAGGCTCTCGTTTACGGCTATCGCAAGGCCCCTAGCCTTCAGAAGCCTCTCCGAGAATTGGTCTGTGAGCTTGTCCACTTCTCTCTGGGGAATATCACCCTCCAGGAGAGCTGCACGATATTTCGCCAGGGATCTCGACCTGGCCGGGTCCAGGCCGATGTGCTGATCAATCCTCCTGGCCATTTGTTGAGGAGTAACGCCATTCACGAACCCATCTTGAATGATCTCCCGAATGGCCGTCTTGCTTGACTGACCTACGTATTTTACCAGCTCTGCAGAGTGCTGATTGATCCACATAACTGCATGAGGATCCACCAGGTCAAATCTGATCTTGAGCTTGAGGCCATCTGATAACCAGGCGGCTGATGCCTCGCCCGAATTCTGCAGGATCTTTGTGAGAAGCGGCTTATAGGCCTCAAGATGCTGGTCGTATTCCGACCAGTCTATCAGATTCTCCGTAGCTACAATGTCACCTAATGAAAGAGGCTCTGCAAGAGCCCTGGGCGTTACACCCTTCACGGCTTCATCAACCGCAGCCGGAAGGACACGCGCCAGCTCTGGATTAAAACTATCTGAAATTCTTAGAAGCTCTTGCCAGAAGTTCTTATCAAGAGCCATGTATTCTCTTCTTCCTTCTTTCTCGCCGATCTATCCAATCTGTCGGTTTCCAGTTCTTCTGTGCCCCCGGATCCGTCCCGGGAAGTGTTTCCGGGTCTATCTCCGGCATTCCCAGGGTTTTGAGGACCCAATTTTCCATAGTCAGATTAGGGCTGGGGAATAGGGGCATACCTGAATCAGCAAGAATCTTGATGACATTGGCCAGCTTCTCGGGGTCCACCCTTTTGACCTCTCCGTGCTCAAGAGTGGGATATTCATAATCCGTGAATGGATTGAGCTTAAGGAGCCTCGGAATGGCATGGACCGTGAAAACTTCCGAAATCTCGTCCAGGATGCCGGTTAATGCAAGGCTGAAATAATCTGTCTTATCCTGGCTCAGGGCATAAGAGCCGCCCGACTTTTGAATCCCCAGCGCCAAGAACTCGGCCAGGACCGTCTGCATGATCTGGCCATTGTACCGCACAATGATCTCGTTGGTATTGCTCTGGCCCCGGACGGCTCCGCCCTCCAGGAGAGTGATGTCATATTTTTTCTTGCCGTCCTTATTATAGGCCAGGGGCATCATAATGCCCTCTTGCTTGTCTCTCTTCAGATTCCGGATGAGCTTCTGATATTCTGCCTTGGCCTTTATAGCATCGTCATTGTTAGGATCCGGGCTAACAATCTCTGGAGGGAGCCATATAACCGGCATCCCTACTGAATCTCTCTCAACCCCTATGGCCTCATCTTCTTCCAGATGAGTCTTGAAATACCAGGGCTTGTATGCATTTCTCAGGATACTCCGGCCCTCTGGATTGTCCTTGTCCTCATCTGTCCGGAAGAGCAGAGCTTTCTGCAGGGGAATGGTTCTTATCTGATAATCGGGAGGAGCCTGCTGAATCATGGCCTGAAGCGATCCATCATCCGCCCATTGCCAGCCAAATAGTGAGTTTGCCGAACGAATTGGAATCTTGCGCCAGCCTACCAAACCATCATCGAATTTGGATTTCTTTGAGCCGTCCGTCTGATCCTGGCCCATGCGCCTCTTATAGACCAGCTCATGATAGGCCCAGCCGTAGGGCAGCATGGCACTCAAGCACTGGCTTATGAGCGATTGCCAGGTATGGCTCATGTCGTGCCGGCAAGATTCTACGTGATCCGCCACCTCAAGATCATTGCTATCTGATCCTCCCGGCTTGGTGCTCCAGGAAACGGATCGGCTGAAGGCCTTTATGGCGAAAAGGATGGCTCCGCAGGTGGGATCATTGTCCTTCATCTCAGTATAGACCTTGATGCCGGTTGATCCTGATAGATCCCTGAGCCATTCCTCAGCGACCTGGTTTCCGAACTTATTCAGGCCGGTAACGCCAAGCTCCATGAAGGGCCTATCGTCGCTTTGTTGTGCCTTCTCCATTCAGCTTCTCCAAGTAGAACTCTTTGTTACGGATCCGGGGCCGCAGATTATACGGTCGTCGTCATCAGAATGTGCAAAGGCCAGCATGAGCGCGTCTGCCCTGTCAGGAGAATGCAGGCCTCTCCGCTTCATATCATCCTTGCTCTCGATCTGGATTTGGCCCCGGCTTGTGAACTTATATTTGATGCTGGCAAGCTGAGCGGCCAGGTCCTCGTCGCCATCAATGGCGATATCGCCGGACTCGAATCTTTCCCGGAGCCCCCAGAACCATTCCGCCCTGGAGTTCAGGAAGTGCTCCGGGTCCCTGGCTGCAAAGCCCGATCTCATCTCAATTGCAGGCTTTCCCTGCTCATGGAGACGGTCATAGACACCAGCTCCAAGACCATCGGCATCTATCCGGGCCTCACCGGCCTTCGTAGCATCAAGGGCGGCTATTATGCGCCCCGTCGTCTGCATCGTGTCCTCCTGCCGGGTGGCTTTGAAGATCCTGGCCACAGATCCACGACGCAGGATTATGACGGTCTCATCCGCACCGTGACGGGCTATATCGCAGCCCAGGGCTATGG